TACGAGATCATGCCTAGTCTCGTGGGCTCGGAGATGTGTATAAGAGACAGCATAGTAGGTGCTTGCCGAGCCTGATGCGCTGCCGACGGCGATGACATCGCCATATTGTCCATGATAGACATTGGTAATCCAGATTTCGTTGTAGCTTGACACCTTGATGTACCTGGTGTTGCCGTCAGGCATGAAGATGCGTAGCATATTGGAGTGTGCGCTGTCATTCGGCATATCGCAGTTGTCCACCATGTCGTATTTGTGACCGTAGATGTCCTCGTAGCCACAGCAGCAAATGTTATTGACCTGCTTGACGGTGGTCGCACCGCTCTCCTCGTCGCCCTCCAAGTACCAAGCATATTGATGCACGCCGTTATCGACGATGCTGTTGGTGACGGAGGCGTTGACACCCTTTGCCGCATCGTAGCCGATGGTGTCTGCGATACCGTGCGCCATTGTGCCGCCAGTGGTTCGGTTGTTGGTGTGCGAACCTGCACCACACTGTTCCTGCGAGTTGCGACGGCCATATTTCATGTAGAAGAGGTTGGCGATGTCGCTGTGCATGCCAAAGTCAATCTGCTGCATACCTCTTAGCACGGAATAGTAGTGAAAATCTGACCATGCCATGTTGGCTGTGGTAGAACCGCCAGAGACACAAGCTCTGAGTTTGTCGCCCACGACAGTACTGCCCACGACACCGCAGAGGTATTCATCAATCTCCACCCAGTCAGGCTCCATGTCCTCAATCTTGTCGGAGTTGCTCAGCACCACCTTGTCGCCAGGCGTGTTCTTCCACACGGTAGCACAAAGGGTCTTGGCACTGTCTGGTATGTCTGATATGATATACTGGCCACGCTCGAAGGTGAGGTTGATGGTCGGCACGAGCACATTGCTGATGACACTGCCGTCCTCTGCGAGGAAGAGCGAGCAAATCATGTTGGTGCCAGGGACAGCAGGGAAGCGGACACGGCTATATCCCTCTACATCGACCTTGATGACTGCGTAGTTGGTATCTGCCACGTATGACTCGCTGAGTGTCGGCTTGTTGGCGGTGAGCTTGTACCCCTCTCGCCATCCGCCCTTGGACAACTTGATCTCATCGATGGTCATCTGCACAGTATCGGCAGAGACGGACGGAACTGTCTTGTTGGTGGAGAAGCAAATGTAGTGCTTCCTGTTCAGATAGTCATTGATGCCCTTGAACCAGTGATGTGGCTCCAGCATCATGATGTCGCCCTCGGAGCTATCGAGCTTGGCAGCCGAGCAGTCACGCACCTCCTTGGCATCGGCGTAGTAGTTGGAGTTGTCATCGTGGAGCGGATAGTAGGTCATCTCGCCGTCGAGGTTATTGATGACCGTGTCAACGCCCGCCATGCTGACGTTGCGCTGCGTCGCCTTCTTGGTGACCTTGGCCAACACGCGGTGGCGTTGGCTGAGGTAGGACTTGATGTGACCCGAAGGCTGGTAGGCATTGCCATACTTGTAGCCCGTCTCGTTGTCAAGGTTGCTGACGTTGGCATCGTCCGCCACGCTGTCGTCGAACTCGACCACCGTGTATGGAGGCTGCATGATGTTGAGCTCAGGGTAGTGCTGCTGGTATCTCTGGAACTCCACGTCATCGATGTACTGGGTGAGCTGGTATGAGCCAACCAGTCGGCAGGTCTCGACATTGCCGCCGCTCTCATCGACACCGCCCATCTCCATGTACTGACGGAGGAGCGAGCCGTCGCCCTCCTCGTCGATGCCCGTGATGCGGATGTACTTGACGTTAGGGCACTTCGCCATGAGCTGCGTCCAGTCGATGCCAGGGCAGTTGTCAACCACCAGTCGGGTGATGTTGTCGGTGCCCTCCAAGGTCAAGCCACCCATCTGAAGCTTGGACAGGTAGCGCAGGTCGAGGGTCTGCAAGGTAGCAGGCAAGACCGCCTTGGTGAGCGGAGAGCCCTTGGCGAAGGTGACACCTGTGAGGGCGGTGTCGGAAGCGAGGAACGTCTCCAGCTTGGTGTTGTTCGTGAGGTCCATGCCCGTGAGCAGTGCGCTCTGAAGACCGCCCATGTTGAGGGAGCGGAGGTTCTTGCATCCGTCCACGATGAGGTTACCCAGCGTGGATTGCGTGCCTGCGCAGCTGATGTCGAGCGTGCGGAGTGCCGTGAGGTTGCTCAGGTTGAGTGTCTGCAGGATGGCGTGGCTGACATCCGTGAGGTCAAGTCCCATGATGCGAGAGGCACCGTAGATGTACTGAGGGTCGTTGACGATGAGGTCGGTGTCTAGGGTGAGCTGCACCTGCGCCCCCTTGTCGGATGCGAGGACCGCGCTCTGATGCGGCGTGCCGCTGGTGTAGCCATAGCCGAAGAAGTAACGCTCGGAGGCGGTTATCTTGATCTTGCGGTTGTCGGAGCCGAACTTGTAGCCGAAGTAACAGCCGAAGCTGTCCTTGCGGTAGGTGCCACAGACATACTGGCTGTCGAGGAGGGCGAAGCGGTTCTGTATGGTGTAGCAGCGGTGTGCGTATCGGCTGCCCTGCAATGCATAGAGATAGTCGTAGGTCATCGTGCCCGTCGTGGTCTTGATGCCCTCGATGAGCGGAGTGACATATTTGAAGATGCCATCCTTATTATATATGCGCTCACACCAGTTGCCCATCTCCTGCTCGTTGAACACCTGCAGGACATAATCGAGTGACATATTGCTGCGGATGGTCTCTGCGACCTCTCGCAACTTGTCCGGGCATGCTCTGACAAGCTCCCACAAGATGCTATCGTGACCAGCGAAGGCATAGCTGCCGATGCTTTCATCGAATGTCTCATGCGTGATGGTATAGTCATATTTGAGATATGAGTCATTGCGCAGGCCGAAGAGGGTATCCATATCGTAAGGTATGAACATCCAGTGCACACCATCCCATGTGACGAGCATCATGTTCTTTACACGGTTATCCACCCCCATTAAGTAGTCTGTGATGAGGTACCAGGCAAACGGTGCTTCATTGATGAAGTACCCCTGGTATTCAGCCTGGAACTTGGTAGGATTGCCCTTGCAGGAGTATATCCACTGCCACAGTCTCTGCACTGCTGCCTTATCCTCAGGATCAGCTGTATCCCAAGTTTTATCCGGCTTGAAGCGGAATTCCAGCGCAGCATCGAAGCGTGCGAGATCTGCCGTGCCGAAGAGACAGATAGGCTCTGAGTTATTGAGGAACTCCAGGCATATGCACTTGTTGCGCTGTCCTGCCAAGGTTGCTTCATCATTGAATCCCTCAATGCCCTCGAAGCCATAGACAATTGCAGATCCGGACTTCTCGTTGTTGAAATTGTACTTGCCGAGATAAGCATTCGTGCCATCGCCATTCTGGTCATAGAACACGTCAATAGGGAAACCATCCACACCAATGCGCACGTCATACTCACCCTTATAGGCAGCCTGTGGAGGTGTCAGCCATCCGCAGCGCTTGAACACGTCATTGACGATGCGAACCGCACCAGTGTTGTGCGTTGACGATGAATCACAGAAGTCTGCCTTGATGCAGAATATGTCAACTGGTCTTGCTCCTGGCTTGAAGGAATAGAGGAAGTCCTCCTGCAGCACACCATTGATGAAGAGCTGCGTGCCATACTTCTCACTACGGCTCATGTATATGCGGTAGTTCTTGCGAGGGTATGTCGTGGAGGATGTACCCTGAATGCGGAGACCGCACTGTTTGATGACGAAGTCATACTGCTTGCCGTATGGCGAGTAGAAGTAGATATCAACAGGAATCTCGAACTTCTTGTTGTTTGTCTGGTTGAGCAGGTCGATATCACCAACTATGCGCATCACACCCTTGCCCTGTGCTCTAAGTTTCTCGATATCTACATCTGTGCCTTCATCATTCATGACAGCATTCTTCTGGAAGAGGACAACCATCTCGTTGCTTGTCTTGCGATCGACGATGTAGTTGGACAGCTCCTCGTCATCGGAGATGGCACGGTCGTATATGCGAAAATTGCGAAGCTCCACGTCGGCATCGTCCGAGAGGACACGGATGTCTGCAGGGGAATCCTGTGTCATGGAGTCGGTCTGCGAGAAGCGCACCGCACCCGACAGGATGCCGTTGACATAGAGCTGCAGGAGTCGGTTGCCACCCTTGGCACTGACTACGAAAGCAATCTTGTAGTTCATGCCCGAGGCGAACTTGGTGCTCACCTCCGTGCCAGCGGTGGTGCGGATGAGCGCCTCCTGCGTGGTCATCTGGAAGCCCACGCCGCCAGCCATGCAGTCGAGGATGATGCCGTCACGGTCCGTGACGTTGTCGCACATCAGCTCCATCTCATAGGTCGCTCCCGTGCCTGTGGCATCGGAGGAGAAAGGCTTGAAGCCGATGTCGATGCTCGCACCGTTGGTAAGACGGAGGGCATCGCCCGTCCAACCGTTGGAGGTCCAGTCGAAGCCCGAGAACTTGGTGGCGATGTCGCCATACTCCCACGTGGCAGGGTTCGCCTCGGTGCTCGCACGCCCCGATGCGGTGAGCTTCAACCGCAAGCCAGCCGTGGTCTCGATGATATCGACGCTACTCTTCTCCACCTCGACGAAGAACGGATAGGAGATCACGCCGCACTCGAAGCGCATCTCTATGGTGCCCTGGTCGAGGAAGCGGTTGGTGTATGCCTGCAACGTGCGAGGCACGCTGACGGTCTGCGTCTTGATGCCGTCACGGTAGATGGACACGGAGGCAGGTGTCGTGGCCGGGTCGTATGCCACGAAGTCGAAGGACATCTGCTCGTATTGACCAGCCTTGATGGTTGGGCGCAGGTGGTCGTCGGTGAAGACGGCACCGTCGGTGGAAATGATTTTCGCACCGATGTAGGGGGTGTCGGTCGCACCCCTCAAAATATCCAAATATATGCTGTCGGAGCGGAGCGTGAGCGTAGGGCTCGCCTCCATCTCAGCCACCATCTGTATGGTGTGCCGTCCATCGTCAAGCCCCGTCATGGAGAGGTTGAAGCTGCCGTTGGTGGTGCCGCTTCGGGTGACGGTCTGTGCGTTGCGCTGCTTGCCGTCGACATAGAGGGTCACCACCTTGGTGCCAGAGCCACTGACGGCGAAAGGTATGCTGACGGTCTCGTTGTCACCATAGCCATCCTGCGCCACGCACTCGGCGATGTTGAAGGAAGACGAGAGGGAGAGCGTGACCGCCTTGACGGACACGTAGGCTTGCTTGGTCTGTGCCTTGCCTGTCAGTGGGTCTGTGGTGGAGGCGATGACATAGATGTCGGTCGTGCCGAGTTGCAGGTACTTGGTGAGGTCGAGCTGGTAGCTGCCCGCGCTGACATCCTCGATGGTGTCGCTGTAGATGGTGGTCGCACCGAGGCGCATCTGTATCTGTACGGTCGCCTTCTGTCCAGTCGATTGCCCCTTCTCGTCACCTGAGCTGTACTGGTGGTCGTAGGTGTAGGTGAGCATAGCGTTGCCACCACGCTTGACGATGGCGTTGTCAACGACTGCGGATATGAGAATCTTGGTGGTCGAGGTCTCGCCACCACCGCCACCAGAGCCCATCGGCAGGTCAAGGGTGGTGATTTCGCCGCCCTGCTTGTTTTTGAGGCTGACGTGGACGGATGTCTCGTCATCGCTCACCTCGACATCGGCAGAGGCGAGGGTGTTGCCCTCTATCTCGTTGAGCTTGGCGGTGACCGCCTTGTTCTCCACAGGGTTTGTGCTGTCCTGGTCGAGCGTCTCGTCCACCTCCACGGTTGGGATGGTGATGTCGATGTTGCCTGTGCCGTCGGGAGTCTGCCTCTCGCCGTTGACGGTTATCTGCTTGACCGTGCCAGCACCTCCGAAATCCTCCCACGAGGCAGCTTGCTCCCAAGAGGAGATGTCCGTGCCGACGAACTGCTTGGTGAGCCACTTGCCCTGCGAAACCTCGAAGGTGATGCAGAGACCCTTGGCACGGTTTTTCTCCGGCACGGCCACGATGGCGGTGTCGAGTGTGTAGAAGCCTGTATCCAATGGCACTTGGTCGGTGACGTTGTAGGTGTTGCCACCCTTGCCACCGCCAGACTCCCTCAGGCTCTCCTTCAGCTCGTCGCTCAGCATTTCCTCGGTGATGCCACCTTGCTCCAAGGCATTGAAGTGCTCTGTGGTCTTCTGGGCGAGTGCGGAGATGTTGTCTGCGAGTGCCTTGTTGGTGCCAGCCTGTGAGGTGACGTGCTGCTCGAAGGTCTCGACCTTGGAGCGCATGTCGGAAAGCTCGTCGGCGAGCACCTGCTTGGTGTCGGGGTCGAGCACCGCCTTGGTGGAGGTGGCAGGAAGGAACACCTCGCCCTTATTTTGGAGCATCCGCGCCTTGGTTGCCACCAGTTTCGTGAGGTCGCTGATGGGATCGGACGGCGAGACGTAGGCGGTCACGTCGATGGTGCCGCCGACATTCCACTTCTCCCCTGTGTTGGTCCATGTACCAGGGGTGTTGCACTTATATACGATAGCGTTTGCCAACTCGCCGACAAAGGCATAGTCGCCCTTGTCAGGGTTTGGATAGGTCGCCTTCAGCTCAGCCTCGTTGGAGAAGAGGTACTTGCGCTTGTTGGTTTGCTCCAGCTCGGTGATGGCGGTGAGGATCAAGCCGAAGTTGGCGTTGATGCTCTCTACGACGTTGCCGAAGGTCGTGCCCGAAGATGGGACTTTGTTCAAATCTTCCATAATATATGCGTTTTATAGTTTTACCAGTCACGAGGGCATTTGAACTGAATCCAGCATCCCTCGCCATCATCAGAATAAATTTGTGTGCTGAAGATGAGAATCATTGCATCTCCCTTGGCACCAAGCCCCAAGGTTTGGGAATGCTGTCCTTGGTCGTGCATGATGTAAGGTGTCTTGGTCGTGCCATCAGCCTTGATGTTGGCTCCCACGGTGATGTTCATCCCATTGCAAGCCCCATTCTTGCCACTGCCATTCATGGTCTTGACCATGATTATGTGGCCATCGTCATACGGCTGCATGTCTGGCAATTGGTATGTGGTGTTCTCTTCCATGAGCAAAGCCACATTAACGGAACGGTCAATCTTGTTGGAGTTGCTGTTGAAAGTTACGGTTTTGAGAGCCAGTCCTGCCGTATATCCGCCCCCGAACACCATGGCTGCAGCCTTTCCCTTTTTGTTCTTGATGGAGATGACTGCACCGTATCTGGTCAGGTAGTCATCCACCTCATCTATTAATCTCATGAGAATGGGAGTGCCCAAAGACTGCCACTGACCCAATATCGCCTGGCGGTTCTTGCCATTGAAGACTATGAACTCATCCAGAAGCGTCATTTCATTCTCCTTGCCGTAGCCAATGTCCTCGGTGCCATCCTCATCCTTGATGATGTTAAGAGCTGTACCTATGCTGCTCTCATTGATGGCGAAGCCGCCAATCTTGCCCTTGCTTGCCTCAATCTCCCCTTTGAGCTTGGCGTTGCCCTGCTCATCGATGGAGAAGTTGCCGTTGGGCGAGCGGACAGACTGAAGGACACCGCCCTTGGCGTAGATGTAGCCGTGTAGGATGATGTCGTTGAGAATGGCACGTCCACCGTGGGTGAGGACGAAGGAGCACATATTTTTCAGTTCTTCGTCGGTTGCTTGGTAACCTGGATTGTTGATGTACTTGCCAATGGTGTAGAAAGCCTGCTTGATGTCGCCACCGCCCCAGATGAAGGGCGAGTTCTTGGTGGCAGCGTAGCCGCTCATGCCACCCGTTTCTTTTGTCATCTTTCCGTTGCGGAACTGACCGACACGTATGTCCTGCGTCATCACGAGGCCACCGTTGACCGTGGTCTTCGCCTCGGTGATGGCGGAGGTGAGGTACTTGAACGCCTCGAAGTCAGCCAAGGCGTGGTCGTTGTCATCATAGGCCGTAGCCCATGCTATAGGCAGGTTGCCTTGGTTGAGCGTGACCTCCATCACGGTCGCCGATGCCTCAAATATGCGAAAGCGTGTATCCTTGGCATCGGAGCACTCGAAGATGACGGAGTATCTCTTCAGCTCATCCATGAGCTGTATGGTCTCGCTGTGGCCACCGATGGTGAAGCGGAGGGACGAGCCACGAGCCTTCAGCGAGAGGGTGTATTTCTCACCTGCAATGAGTGAGGCGGTGAGCTGCTGCGCAAAACCGCCATCGGTGAGGGTGACAGCATGACCCGATGCACTCTCCGATGTCTCGATGAACTCGGCGTTTTTGCACTCCCAGTATTTGGCGGAGTCGCTGAAAATGGTGGTTTCATCGGTGATTTCCATTTTTTCGTCAAACTCCTGCGAGGTGTAGTCGCCTGTGAAGCCAGAGTTGAGCAGGAGGTTTCCGCTCTTGATGCCCAGCCCCTGCAGCTGCTCGATGGGTGTGCCGTCTGGGAGCGTGGTGCCAGGCTCGAAGATGGCCTTGCCCTTGAAGGTGGCGGTCTTGGTGAGAGGGTCGTAGGCGATGAAGTTGGTCTGCTCACGGTCACCCACGTAGTAGGTGCCGTAGATGCGAGAGTGGAACTGTCCGCCCTCGAAGCCCTCGTCCTTGACCTCGCAGTCCTGCAGTGAGAAGGAGGTGATGCCCTGGTAGTACTTGGTCGATGGTGCGTCGCTTGCCGTGGCGGAGAGGATGATGGTTGACGTGCGGATTGGGTTGTTGGCGCCTTGGAAGCCCAGCTGCACGATGTTATCGCCCACCTCAGGAACTCCCTCTCCGTCAAACTTGCCGTCTTGGTTGGAGAGGATGATGTAGTTGTCACCGATGCCTGTCACCAGTCGCCAGTAGTACTTGGTGGAAGCGAAGGCGGTCGTGTCCGCCTCTATGCGGAACTGCTGGCAGCGTGCCTGGTCGCCCACGGCGAACTCCTGATAGATGTGCCGCTTGCCGTCTGATGTCTCGAAGTAGCACTTGTAATAGGTAGGCGTGCCAGCGGTGATGACACGGCCACGGGCGTTGAGCCACTCCACCTTGGAGCAGGTCATGGCAGCAGCGGACAAAGCCAGCTCACCGCCCACGTGCTTCAGTTCCTTGATGGTAATCTCCCGAAAGTATGCCGCACGTCGGATGGTGAGAAAGTCGAACTCAGCGGTCGATGTGCCGTCCTTGTCAACCGATATGGACGCTCCTGTGGCATCCGTTTTGAAGTCGCCGAAGGTGGTCTTGGTGCCATTCTCGCCCAACTGTGAGTCGCCAGAGACGAAGAGCGAGGCGAGTTTGGCGAGAGCCTTGGACACAAGTCCTTTGGCGAATGTGATGAGACCTTGGGCGGTATCATCATATACGGAAGAAAGTTTCTCATCGTTGGGAGCGGCAAACTCGAAGAGTGACAGAAAGGCGTTGCCGATGCGTCTTGCGGTGTTTGCCTTGGGGATGCGCTCGTCACGTATCTCCTCGAAGGATTGCTTGATTTGTTGCTTATCTAATTTTTCAGCCATACTCAATTAAATTTTATTGCCAAACATTTGCTTGAAGATGTCAGCCATCAAGCCCAGGTATTCCTCGCCGTAGAACATACCCTCCATGTCGTTGAGTTTCATGATGGAGGCATAGTATTTTTTGTTGAACCATGGTTTGCGCTGACGTGGCTCGCCCAGATTGTGTTTGGCACGGTATTCTGGATCGAGAAAATGAAGGTCGCCAGGATTGCCATGGTAATAGCCATTGCCTGTGCCTGCCTCTTGGTAGAGACCGTAGAGCAGGAATTTGTGGGCTATCATGCGTGAAGAACCTCCGAAGGAAGTGGTTTGCACGCTGTTGAAGAGGGCACCGGTATGCCGGATGCGATAGTGCATGAGCTTTTCTTTCCAGATGTTGACCATCTCTTCTGCCCATCCCTTCTCATAGGCGTAGATGTCTGCTTGTGAGACAGGACGCTTGATGTCATTCGTTCCATTCCTCATAGTTGTACTCCAGGTTTAATGGCTCACTCACGTCAAGATGGAACTCAACACCTGTGAGACCGTTGATGAAATAGGCACCTATCTCACGGCTGTCTATCTGATCGCTGAGCATATAGGTGTATTCTTTGAACTGCCAGTCGTATTTATCGATAACGATTTTGCTCAGAAATTGCCGGAATATCTTGCGGCACGTGTTGAGCTTCTCCTGTCGGTCATTCATGTCAAACTCTTTGTAGCGCATGAGGATCCACACGGTATAAGTGATGACCTTGCGGTAACTACCGTCACCATTGATGGCCACGTTGCCCTCGTTGGTGTCATCGATGACTACGAAGTTTTTACTCTTAGCCATGTTCTGCAGCATACCCTCGAAAGAGAGTGGGCTGCTGCAGGTGGTAGGCATGAAGCCCAACTCTGAGGTAAGCTTGTTTTGTTTGGTGAGATCTCTAAAGTAAGAGAACGCATCAAAGCCCACCTGCACAGAAGGGGTGTTTATCTCTGTCTTAATCATGATGTTTTCAGTTTATCGTTTAACTCCTCAGCCTCACGTGCCTTGGCATCCAACTCGGTGAGCGCACGCCACACATCAGACTTTTCTATTTGTTTTTCCTTGGTGATGTCACCACCCGTGAGCGCTCGGATCTGCGCATTCATAGCCTCCGTCATATCATAGTCGCCATCTTCAGACGCAGGTTTGAAGAGGTGTGGAAAAGATTTTGAAAAGTTATCTTTTATCCACATGAACCACAAGAACACTCCCATAGTCTCGGATGGAGCACATTTGATAGAGTCTGGCTCTTTGCCCTCATCATCAAGATATAGTCGGCACGCCATCTCGCGTAGTGGCTCGTCGCTCGTCTTGTCTGACTTGAGAAACTGTTGGAAGTAGTTATCGCAGACCATATAGTTGATGAGTGGAAAATCATGCAGCTCGACATCTACTGCCTTGTATGGGCCGATGAAGTCGAGCCTGTTGTCTGCGCCCTTGCCATCGAAGATGAAATCGAATGCCTCGCACAAACTGTGGACCTGCCAAAGCTGAAGGAAGAAGCGCAGCTTCTCACCATTCTCCATCACAGTCTCGCAGAGCCATCCGTCTTTTTTCTCCTTGAGCACCTTGATACCGCAGAAACGGGCGAAGAGATAGGTGCGCACTTGCCATTCGCTCCAACCTTGTGTAAGCAGGAAGAGCACATAGCGCAGCTGCTCTTGTGTGAGATCACTCCAGGAGTGAGGAGCGTGGAGTTGCAGGCTGCCGTCAGCCAGCAAAGAAGAAGGTTGTGTCATCAGCTTTGTTTTCATACGCTTGCATGTGATTGGCCTTGTAGGCGGTTGAGTCTCTGTATTTGGTGAAGTCATCGAGATGATCTTCTATGAAACGAAGAAGGTTCTCGAATGAGCCATGGGTATCTTGTCTGTCTGTGCTATCGCCATTTTGGGGCAGGAACAACGCGATGAAATCGAGTATTTTGAGTTTGGCTGCTCGATGGTTAGGCTCGAATTTAGCCTTGCGCTCCTCGCTTAGCAACTGGTCAATCAAGTCATCGGAGAGCTGCTTGCGAAGAAAATTCTCTGCAGTATCGATGTTAGATCTGAAAGATGCGAGGTCATCGAATGTCGGTTTATGGTCGATATAATAATATTGGCGCAGCAAGACCGGTGACCAAAAGAAAGACCGTATATTGTCAAGTGCTTGCTCTGTCTCTGCCCATCCATCGACACGGCGAAGCTCATTGATCATGTTGTGTCTTGCCATGTCACGTCTGTAGGTCAACTCACGCTCCAGGGCATCGACACGGAATTGCGAGGCGGGCGCGATGTTGTCGTTGCTCACCACGCCGAAGCCATTGTCGGTCATGATGATGTCTTGCGAGTGCAGACGATCAAGGAACGTGGCTATCATGACGTATCTCTCGACCTGCAAGAGTAGGCGTGATCCTACCATGGTTGCATCATTTTCATGATCCTGGCCTATGATATTTGTCACGAGGTCTTGATACGTATCATCAAATGATTCCAACATCTTGTTGAACACATCCTCAGAGGCTGCGCCTACGAATGGTAGGATTGCCTCAAATCTATCAACGGTAATATCAATCATCTGTCTGTGATTTTGGGTTGTTTGAAACTTTCTTGGCATCCTTGTTCTCGTCAAGGGTGGTAAGCATGATGAGCGGCACGTCTGGATAGACCTTATCCTCCCAGTGGTTGAAATAGATGATAACCCAGTGGACAGTCTCCATGAGATCATGGAAGGCTTTCTCTATCGACTGCTTGAGCGTGAAGAGCTCTCGCTTGTCGGATCCTGAGTTGTTGGTCTGACTCTTGCCAGGAGTAGCACCCACGAGGTTAGGATGGATATTGTCTGCATAACATTGCATATTGTTGCTCTCTGCGATGTCGTCGCTGTAGTCGCCTCCGTCCTTGGAGGTGTCGATGCGAGTAATCTTGACCATGTTGACCTCCTTGCCGTCTGGGGTAGTGTAATATCCCGCCACCCACAGTTTGCCGCTGTTCTCGATGCCAGAGATGAAGGACTTGATTTTTTCTTTTTCCTGGAGCTTACGCTTTTTCTGATCTTCTTGATTGGTGATGTGCTCTTCCTTGAAGATGCCGCGCCAATAGTCGTTGTGGATTTCCACGAGGTAGGGGATAGCGGCATGGTTTCTGAGCTTTGACATCTTGCCGATGGCGATGAGTCGGGAGATATCATACCATTTATCTCTGAAGATAGCACTGTAGTAGGGAACTGGATAGTATTGACATCCGGCAGTAGGGAAACGTGTCACGATGGCAAACACACGCGCCTTAGTGCGAGGACCATTGCCGCCTTGCCGTGACTTCACCTGTCCGCTCTGCCCCTTCAGCCCCATGCGCTCCTGCAGGTCGCCAAGTGGGTCGAGTTCGTCGAGCAATGGGATAGCCTCTATGTTCTCAGGCTCCAGCGCATTGCGCCAATTGGCGTAAAGCACGTATTCGGAGCGACCGTTTTTGCTCTGCGTGAATCTGCAGTAGCAAGCCTCCTTGTGTCGGACGGCCACGATGCGGTCGCCCTTCTTGTTGAGGATGATAGCCGAGACGCAGAAAAAGAAATATTTCATGTCGGTGATTTGCTCCAGGAAGAATCTGCTCAGAGAATTGTGCATCTTGAAGAGATTGACATCCTTGTCGTCGCTTGGCAGTTTGGTTTTGATGTCGTTGTATTGGAATCCAAGACCGTAGCAGGTGAGCACGTTGAAAAGTTTGTTCTGTGCCATCACGCTGCTCTCTCCGATGCTTTTGATGAGCTGGTAGGGTAGAAGGTTGTCTTCACCGAAGGGGATATAGGTGTAGTTTTTGCCATCGCTTGCCTTGACGGTCATCGTGTCTGTGATGCCGTCATCGTCGAAGATGCCAGAAGACTCCACGAAACCGCCTGTCGGGTTGTATGCCTGGTAGCTCATCACGTCGCCCATGGTGGCGAAGGTAATGTCTATGTTTTTGTCGTCCATTTGCTATAAGTATATTGGGTGATTATTATATCTGAAGATGAAAACGTCGCGCACCTTGCGCACCTGGTTGTTAACGGGGTTGCGAAGCCGGTGTGTGCCCTCTCGCCAGTTGGAAGAGGTGACGAGCCAGCCACGGTAGTGGATGATGGATCCGTCGGATGCCTTCCAGCAGTCGATGTCAACAGGCGAGCGGTCGATGCGTGAGATATCGAGCGATCGGCGAAGCTCGTTGATATGTATTGCCTTGCTTGTATCAGCCATATATGCGAAAACTTTAAGGGTGAAACTTTAGTTGAACGTGTCGTCGAAGGAATCATCGAAGATGCGACCTTCGCCCATATTCTTGAACATCACGTTTTGGATGCGCTGTGCATACTGGTAGGTGAAGGTGAACTCTGGCATATCGTCAGCCTCATTGGTGCGCTCTGCCTTGGATTCAGTGATGGTGACTTGCTTGTCTTGTGAGTAATCCCTGAAAAGAAAGATCTCGTCGGAGCGCAGCAGGTCTTCGGCGAAGAGAGTCATCGATGGTGGCAGGATGCCGGTGTCGCCCTCGAAGTTGCGTGTCTCCCTGATAGAATAGTTGATTTTCTTGCCTGAGATCACGGCGCTCTTGCGCTCGAACTCTGGTGAAATCTTTTTTTTGCCGAGACAGTAGAAAGTCTCCTGGCATCCGAAGCTGTTGGTAAAGAGCAGCACCGGGTCTGCCACGCTGCCGGTATGATCTATCTGGAACTCTTGTGTGCGCTTGCCCACGGTCACGGTATAAGCGAAGAGATCTCCATATACCTCGTTGTGGTATCTGTCGGGTGATACGTCGAATGTGGTGATGCCATTGACTGTGCGTGTCGGTGTGACTTCAGCTGTGAAGGTGGCGGTGTTGACGGTATTAGCATTCTTGATGTATCGCGCCGTGACGGTCGCCTTGGTGCTGTCTGAGCCAGCTGCATGGAGGTATTCTCGATGGCCGAGGCGCGTGAGTTTAGCGCCATCCAGGAGTGACATGAAGTATCGGTCGAGGAATGTTGCCGCCGACATATCGATGTCAACGGTGGCATAGTAGGCGGTGATGCTGCCGCTTGACCATGAGGCAGTTTCTGTCTCACCTGTGTGCTCGGTGATGGAGATTGAGAAAGTGGCAATCACAGTCGGGCGCACCGCATCGGCTATGAGCGTGCCGAGATCGTAGATGGTGATGTTGCCGGAGACGGGGTAGTATGTCTCGCTGAGCAGTTCTTCTCCTGCACAGGTGATGGTGACGGTTGCGCTGTCGCCACCTATCGAGAAGGAGAAGGTGTCGAGCTCACTGGTGAAGAGTGGTGATGTTGGTTTGGTGGCTTTTATCATGTCTTATCTTTTTTTCGTGCAAAGATAACAAGGTAGGGGAGAAAATAAAAATACGAGACCGTCATCACGACGACCTCGTATGTTATCTACTTTCTGGTAGAAAAGTAGTCAATATAGAAAAAAATGACTGTATTTCTTGTTATTCAGACATGGTATCCTTGATTATCCAGACGAGCCTGCCACCCTCAATCTGCATCATCTTATATCCATGCTCTACCATGTATTCTGTGATGGTAGAGATAGAGGCAAAGACCATCTCTTTGATGGCATCCTGTATATCCTTGGAAGAGAGGAAGTCAACGTGCTGATCATTTTGATCATCACATGGACCACTGCCTTCTAAGTAGGCATCAAGGGCTATTGTCACATAGTCAATCTTTGACACTCGCTCCTGCGGCTGTGGCTTTTGCTCATTGTCGTAGGCAGCAAAGCCTATCGGTCGTTTTTTCATACCTTACCTCCTTTGGCCTCCAGGGCTACGTTGATGGTCTGAAAGAGGTCGCTCATGCGCTTGAAGGCGTTGAGCATGAGCAGCACCTTGCCGGGACCTCCGAAATCGTCCACGCTGTTGGTTACTACCTCGTCTGATACAAGTTTGTCCTGTATGTAGTTGAGGTTCTCGATGAAGTTGTTGAGTTGGTCAACGTTCATCATATCCACGAGCGCATTCCATACTTCCGTTGTCATGCGCAGATCGGTAGCATTATTCTCATTCATTTTATTGTCTGTTTATGTAATTTGTACATGGCCAATGTCATCTTGTATGGCATAGTCTTGAAACTCAGGTATGGAATGTAGAAGAAATGATTGCTCTGCCATCTGATAATGTTGCCGTGCTTATCTACACTCTTCCAGACCGCAGCTGATGATAGTATTCGGTCTGAATCGCCATAGAAGCGAATCTCCGCTTCGGCAGCTTTAGTTTGCTTGCACCACTTCGCAAGAAATCGGAAAGTATCAATTTGCTTGCGAGAGGGGAACGGCTTTTTACCTTTGCGCTTCATCACATCACCTCCCCTCCGAAAAAGAAACCGCTGACTGCCACGATGGCCATCAGAGCCACCATGCCCAACATGACCTTGGCTACTTCGCTATACGTGACCGTCTCGTCACAGAGGAAACTGAAGGTTTCGCTCTTGGTCTTGGCGAGCTTCTTGATTTCACACTTGAGGGCCTTCATGCCCTCCTCTACGTTGATGCCTACAGGTCTCACCTGCGCATCATTTAATAAAATAGAATTCTGCATAGTGCATCATCTGTTAAGCATTAAACAGCCGATTGTACAAAAGGGTGGCGGCTGCATTCCCCGTTGCTTAACAGATGATGACTTATCCGGAAGGACTAATCAAATCTACGGTTCATGCAGCCGCCATATAGGTACACCTTTTTCCCGTTGCCGGGAAAATGATACTCTTGGGCATAAAAAAAGCCTGCGGCAAGATGCCATAGGCGAAACGGTCGCCCTGCCGGATAGACTACTATCATCTGTTAATCGGTGGCAAAGATAAGGAGAATATTTGGAACTGCCAAATATTTTTAGGAAAAAGTTTTGTTTTTGGTGGAAAAAGGTTAATTTTGCAGGTGAACTCATTAATATATATACATGAAAGAAAGTTTTATCTCAAAGGAGATGCGAAGCTTCATCTCCATCGATTTAGCCAGAAATCTCCTTGATAGGTCAGATGCAAGACTGAATAGCTCTCTTGAGCAGCTACGCAAGTCCACAGACAGAGCCTATACGATGACAGGTTTCTTGCTGACCTGTTTCACAGGCTTGACCGCTTTTATGGTAAATACCCATAATCTGGTACAATTCTCACTTGCCATGGTATTGTGGCTTGGCATCAGTAATGCCTTGCTATTGATGTTCACCAAGGTCATCTCCGTACATGGCTTCAGGTATGCAGGAAGCTCAGCCAGTGGCTATATGCAAGACAAAAACATCGCCTTTGCGAGAAGACACTCAGGCGGAAATGATGCAAGCGCCAACGAACTGTATCTGAAGAATTGCTTGCTTGATAGCATCGAGAACTCAGAAGAGGCCTATCTGTATAACAGAAAGCAGCTCACTGACCGTTGCAAGGTGATAGATAAGGCAATGAGAGCTATCAAGTGGTCTATTTGTATAGACTGCCTGATAGCTCTCATCGTAGCATTTTTTAAAGTGTCATTGCTTGTTATGACCTTCGTTTGAGTAGCCACTTCCATCATCGCTGGAGTGGCTCCACTCATCGTCATCATATCCTATAATCTTTCTCATAAAACAAAACGGCTCGTGCATCCAGAGGGCAGTCCTTCAGCACGAGCCATAACAGCTGTATATTTTAAATTTGCCCTGCGTGAGACCTGCCCGAATCACACATTGCATAATAATCTATGTTTGGATGCAAAGATAATATTTTTATTTGAGGCAGCCAAACGTTTTGACAACAAAATGCCCCCGATGCATCACACACCGAGGGCATTCGTTTAATTTTTTCTTTTTTCCATGTGTTTATAATTGTATTGAAACTTAACCATGCCTAATCGCATGATTAGCACCACAAGGCTATGGTGTCTTTTGTCTTATAGGGGAGTGCTTAGCCCCTAGCCTCATTTTTCTTAGATTCTATCCGCTGCAGCACGAATGCGATTTGAAACCTCGCATAGTGCTCCACGGAGCATTATTTTTTCTTCTTCAGTGAAACCACCTACACCACCATTACCATCGATACCATCAAGCTTGTGGTAGAGCCATGATGACGATTTTCCAAAATAAGTGCGTGCTATTTCGCGCCATGATACCAATAACTGGATATCCTGAATGCGCTGCTTTACGGCACTGTCCTTAACCTGGTTTGTTTTTGCTACAATTTCCATAATTCCATTGTTTTTAATGCCCTCCCCGAAGGGAGGGCTTTTTGTTAGTTACTCTGGCATGTCAACCAAGTCATCAAAAAGCTGCTGGGCATACCATAATAATTGCGGATAACCATCTGGGTAAGATAGCCTGTAATTCCTGATAGCCTCTATCAGTTCCGCTTCTTTTTCGTTTAAATTGTACTTAAATTCCATAGGCACATTTTGTATTAAGACGATGCAAAGATACTACAAATTTTCGTATTATCCAAATGTTTACTACGAAAAAACGTATTTTTGGCAAATATTTAACATTTGAACATAAAAATGGGTAATGTTTGACCACTTTTAGGCTCTTGCCAGACTACTTTCGCCGTCAGGCGAAAAATTTGCGAAAACAGGGAAGACAGAAATGTCTTCCCTGTACCTTATTATATATTATAGCTTGCCTTTGTCGTGGAAGCTATAGAAGCCATCCTCTGTGATGATGATGTGGTCCATGAAGAAAAGGCGCATGATTTGGCAAGCCTTGTGTATCTTCAAAGTTACTTCTTCATCAGATTTGCTTGGCGTGGCATTGTTGGACGGGTGGTTATGCGCCACGGCTAAGATGGTGGCATTGTTGAGCACCGCTTCTTTCATTATCAATCGTACATCGACCGCAGTTTCCGTCAATCCTCCCTCGCTGAGTTTGATGCACTTTATCAGCCTGAAGTTCTGATTCATCAGCACCACGAAGAAACGTTCTTTCTCGTTGTCCTCCATCTGAGGGAGAAGAAAGTTATAGAGTGCCAAGCTACTGCCGAGGTCAGTCTGCCGAGCCACCTTTTCCATTTGGTAGCGTCTTCCGAGTTCGATGGCGGCTTGTATGGCTATCGCCTTGCAGTCGCCTACACCCTGCACCACTTCGAGTTCCTCAATTCTCGCACGCTTGATATTACGTAGGCTCTCGCCCATGATATTATAAATCTGTCGTGCCTGCTGTAGGCTCTCTTTTGTTCCTGCCCCTCTGTTCATTACAAGCGAGAGAAGTTCCACGTTGCTGAGGGTGTCCATGCCGTAGTTGTAGGCTCTGTATTGAGGTCTTTCCTCCATGCAAAGGTCGTTATAATTTTGTCGTATCATCATTATATTTTTTATTAGTTATACATTCTTTTGGTTCTTGCGAGGAACATGGCACCCATGACCTCGGCGCCACATTCAGCGAGTTGGCTTGCAAACTCTTGGGCGGTCGCTCCGCTTGTTATCACATCGTCGAAGATGATGACCTTCTTGCCCTTGAAGTACTCTCTATCGAGTGCCACCCTGTAGCCGAAGCTTTCAGAAACATGGTTTGCGCTGTTGTGCTTGGCTGTGCGCTCGCCATAGATGAAAAGATGGTCGTTGCCGTTCTGTACCTTAGCCTCTTGGCTCACCTTGGAGGCGAAATGAGAGAAACGCTTGGTGTATTTCTTTGAGTTGGCGGCTGGAGCACAAACAAGCACGAAGTTGCCGGCTTTGTCGCCATAGGTCTGAGAGAATGACTTTGCCACCATGTCGGCTGCATAGTCTGTCGCCCACTTCTTGCCATCCTTGAAGGCAAAGATGAAGTTTCTTACTTGCTCTGCCTTGGCTGAGCGGTCGAAACGCTTGGAGTTGTACTCGTAATAGTTGAAAGTCTTCATACGCTTTAAAATTTTTATTCTACCCAGAGGGCTAAAGGAGCTTTTTACTTGAACTCGTCTTTGTCTGCCCGTCTGAGAGTTTTTTTTTATTCTGCCCGTCAGGCTTTTTTGTCACTTTTTACGGTGCAATGAGACGAGCGGAGAAGAGGTATGAAGACCAAGGAATTTCGGCTAAAAGTTACAGGAATACCCAATCTGTGATTGTGGAAGGCTGCCAGGAAGTTTTCGCAGAAATCGGGAACCAGTACTTGGTAGGTACCGTCCGCCGTAAATTTGCTGAGGAAAAAGGGATAAAGTCTGATGGGCTACCTATAAAGGGCTGCTCTCGGAGCGGATAAAGCGGACAAAGAAAAGGCTTTGCCTTACCTTGGTGTTAAGCCTCTGTGACGTTTGAACAGCGCAAATTTTAACATCTGTATAGAAATGGGTAAAAAGAAAATTTGCGTATCAAGAAAACCGTGTTTTTCAGGCATTCTGCATGAAAAACAGACCTTAGACCGATGAAATCGCAACATTTGGCAGGCTTCGACCTCGAAGTTGAAGATGCCGAATGTGTCGTTTTACGACAGGTTTTCCACACCCAAAGGCTGGAAAACCTCGATTTTATCGGGGTTTTAGGGATTCAAAGGGAAAATAATTCCCCTTTGTCGCCGAAACGACCCCCCACCGCCCTGCGCCCGAGCCCGCCTCCCGACCCTTGGAAAAGACGGAATATGTAAACAAGTATTAAGAAGTTTGTAAGAGTGCTAAACAAAAAAAGGGGAGTCCGCATCGCTGCGAACTCCCCCAAACGGCGGTCAAGCGAGAATGCTAACCACCTATCTATAATCGTATGAAAAAAAAATAATATCAGAGCATGGAGCCAGTGGAGATATAGCCATCGGACTGCGGGAATTTCTCTATGCCAATCATGAGTGTGTCGAAGGCATCGGAGCCATCGGTGCGAGCCTCCAGCTTATCCTCCTCGGTCTCTGCCAGTTTCTCTCCTCGCTTATCCTTCTTGCCATTATACACACCAGCAAGGCGGATGGATATGAGCAGATCTTCATTGTTTTCGCTGTTGATCACGGCACGGTGCTCAGCCTTGCCCACGAACATACGGTTGATGAGCAGCATCTTCTCCAGGTGTCCCATCGGGTTGCCCAGATAGACCTCGTTGACATACCAGCCATGGTCTGTGAGATAGTTGGCGATGAAGGTATGGAAGTCATCATTCATCAGGGCGTAGTTGTTGCCCACGAAGGTAGAGTCGTAGTAGAAGTTAACCTCCTTGCATCGTTGGTACTGGTAATACTCCATGAACTTATCGAGCAGGGCAGGCAGCTTATTCTCATACTTCACGAAGAAACTCTTCAGACAACGAGCCTCGCCACGCAGGTTGTCTTGTCCCACGCACATCCAGTTGATGAGCGCATTGGCATCGAACGCAATGCACAGCGGACGGTCAGGATCAACGTCTGCATCCATGCGTGCATCCACATGCTGTAGCTTATCGATGTCGTACTCCAGGCCATCGAGGAAGTCGAGGTTGGGAGCCGTGTATAAGTTGACATCACGCAGATTGGAGTAGAAGCCATCGAGCGAGATGGATGGCCGCTTGCACATGATGGAAGTCTGGAAGGTGAGTGCAGGCAAGTCTCGCTTCATCTGCTTGATGAACTCCATGCCGAGCACCTCTACATTATAGACAGAGGAATACTCCTTGTAGAAGAGTGTCTTGGAACGCAACTGTGCCAGTAGCAAGCCTATCTCCTTCAGGCGACGCTTGGCATATAGACTGACGTGCCCCGATGTCTTGATGCGGTTGCGGATGTCAAACTCTTCGACCACGAGCGAGGAGATGGCTTCCACGAGGTGAGGATCACAATCCTTCTTGTAGTTGAGGAACCAGGAACCTTTCTTAGTGACCGGCATATCGGAGGTGACAAGCATGCCATGGTGGTAGTAATGCTGACCAAAGAGGTTGACATTGCCACGGTTGGCAGGGAAGGTCTCATCCTTCAGCTGCTCGAAGTCGATGAACTTCGCCTCGTCGATGTCGAGGTAGTCAAGCGAGAGGGAGTTAGACGTGCCCTTGCGGTCTTGTGAGATAATGGTGCCTATACTTCCATTATAAAACGAGATGGTGTTCTCCCAGTTGGAAGGAGGAATGACCGGGTCAGGCCATCCCAATTTCTTAGGTGGCTTGACCCCGATGAGATAATGCTTGCCCCGATGGAAGCCCCATCGCTCCCAGTGCTGAAGCATGGACGGTATGGTATTGGTGAGACATCGCTTTGCATTGGCGGAGACAAAGCCACCATTGCTGCCAGGCATGCGCTGCATGTTGCGCAGGTTGAACATGGAGTGGAGTACACTCTTGCCTATGCCTCGACCGCCCACTACCACGTTGTCTCGAGCGTTGATGAAGTTGACCTCCATCTGTGCTGGGTTTAGATATTGATCGATCATTGAGCATCCTCCTTGATTTCTTCTGTTGGTGTATATTCCAAGAGTTGCTCATCATAGTCTTCAGATTCGATTTTGACAAGATCCATGGAGTTGTCGGTGTATTTCTTGATGAGCTTCTTGATGGTGGTCATCACGTTAGGAATGCGCTTGAGACCCAAGTGACGAGGATCTGTGGTAGGGATGAACACCTGAGGCTGAATCTGGTCGTAGCCATTATCCACAGGATCTTCCTTATCCAGAAGATGATATTTACCGTAGGCAGCAGCTGCAGCAGCCATGGCACGGGCATCGCCCATGGACTCAGCCTTATCGTAGGTGCGCTGTATCATCTGGTCGAAGCGGAAACGGGCAAAGTCCTTGGATACACGCTGGAGATTGCCCAGTATGAGCTTGATGAGGTGCAGATCGTTGTATGCCATCATGCGCTGCACACGATAGTCTTGCATATCCTTGAATACCAATTCCTGGTCTGTCTTGCGGGGATTGACGAGCCACCAGGAATAGAGGGCACGGATGCGTAAAATGCGGTCACGCACAGGGGCTGGCACATTTTGCGCATCCATCTCTTCGGGTGTGCGATCCATAAGGTCGATGATGGCATCGATGTTGGCTGGTTCTCTCATACTCTAATCTCCTCTAACATTTGGTTCAGGTATTCATGTGTGCGCTGCACGGCTTGTGGCGAGCCAGCAGCAGCGAGGTCAAGTTCATTCTTGCGAAGCTGCTGCTTCACAGTCGCCATGCCCAAGTAGTAGGCACGGTGAAGCTTAGACGAAGGCTTCAGAATCTCCTCACGCAGTTCATCCTCGTTAATATCCAAAAGGACGGACATCTCCGATATCGGAGTCAAAGTCTCTGCCAAGTCTTGTACGTTTTTCATCAATTCCGGTGTAATTTCCATTGATTTTCAAACTTTTGTTAGTACAGTGCTCCAGGTAACCATGGAGCAAATCATAGAAGACTTGTGGCTCTGTAGTGACGATGGTCGATTCATCACGGCTACCATAGGTCTGGTTTTGTGAGGTGACGACCGACACCACGCAATCGGCGGCTCTGAAGAGGATCACCTTGGAGTGGTTCTCACCCAGATAGACCTCGTCGAAGCATGCCTGCATCATGCGCCAAAGCTGCACGGTCTTCTTGCTCGCCTTGACATCGAGCAGCATCTTTGCCGAACGGATGCTGTCAGACTGCCGCATCAGGCGGAACCCACGGAGGAACTCCTCGGAGGTAGAATAGGATGACACCCACACTTCTGCAGAGCCTGTCTGTGAGAGAATCCACTTGATGAGACCGAGGGTGTGGATATGTCGCCCGAAATAGGCTTGTGTCTGGACTTCGCCGATGGGTTTCAGTAGGTCTGATACCTTAGCCTTGGTTGCCATTCTCAGCGAGGCGGGCTTTAGCAACACGGTCACGGTCGGCACGTGTGACCACGTATGAGTCGTAGGCGAGCATGTCGGCACGATACTTCTTGTCAAGGTCGGAGAGTATCTTGAGATACTCGTATCGGTCGCACGGCTCTTTATCTTCCATCGACTTGAGCGTCTCGAAGGTAGATTTTATCTCCTTGTATCGCTTGGCGTTAATATCCCAGAGGGCTGCAACTTCTTCGGGCAGGAAATCGTGATCCTTGCGCTTGCCTTTGCGGATGACTGCGACACCATCTTCTTCGGAGGACGGCAGCTCTGCATCATCATTGTTGGACTCTTCCTCGCTGGAATCGGTCGTTTCTTCGGTCGTAGCCACTGGTGCACCCTCGTCGATGATGGCTTGTGCCTCTGGAATGACGAGACTATCCATCTGCTTAACCTCATCGATGGTCATTTTGTCGAGACGAATTTTGAGGAATTTGCCCAGTTCGTACTCGATGTTGGAACGGTATGCCTGTGGCTGTCTGGTGGCACGGGCATGATAGAAGCGGTCTCTGTTGAGACGAAAAAGCATGTTTGCCCCCTTAATGACGTCTGCATCGCTCTCATGCTTGGCATTGAGCCATGCTTGTATTTGTTTGGTGAATTGATGATCCATATATGCGAAAATAACAAAAGGTGGCTCAGGCACGAAGCGAGAGCCACCTAAGCTGCTGAAACATTTTTGATATTATGAGTAAAATAGCGTCTACGCTGTATGCTCAGTCCATACGGAGCCGTCAAGACCACTGATGTCACCCTCGTCGGTCTCCAGCTTGCCCTCATAGAAAGGTGCCGGACTAACGTCTGTGGCTTCAACGCTGAGTGTAGAGGTGACGGAGTCTGTAGCACCCGCACCACTATTCTGAGCAAATGTGGACTTAGGTGCGAACATCTCGCAACCCAAGATACGGAAACGACCATTAGGCATCTGCTGAGCGTAAATCATCTCATCGTTGATAACCATGCGGCCGAAGCCTGTGATGTCGGCATCCATGCCACCGATGATATACTCAGCCTTGTTGAGGAATGTGGCTGAAGGAGCCTCTCCCTGTGTCTCGGTGGTAATGCTTGACTTGAGGGAGACCAGGTCAACCACATGCCACTTAGCATCGGCTTCCAAAGCGAAGTTGCCCTTGTATGTGGCAAGTGCGGTCATGTCTGTAGCTTTATCCTCTATGTCATCAGGAAGCTTTGGCCATGTAAGAATCTTTGACTTGAGAATAGCCAAGAACTTAGGGCGAATGCCAGGAGTAATGCGTACTCCTGGACATTTGCGGACTGATTTATATAAATCTTTTGTTGTGCAAACCATAATTTAATCTCCTATATATAATAAGGTGAAAGTTTACTCCTTGCTCTCAGCACCTGTGCCATCGGCTGGGTTTGTGTCATCGACAGGATCCTGCTCGTCGTTAAGACTTGTATCTTCGGCTGTAGCGCTCTTTTGGATGATAGGCTTCTGGCCATCATCAGTGATGAACATGATGCGCTCTTTGTTGATGCTCTCGTACTGAGTGCCGAAGAACTTGGTGGCGATGAAGTCGAGTTTCCATGGGTGATATTTCTCCACACTGATTTTCTCTGCATCGTTGTTGTTAGCCTCGTTGACACCCACGAGCATATTGCTGCGAGTTGTGAGCTGGAAGAATGGAGCATTCTTCTTATTGCTCAGTGGAGCAAAATGTACATTCTCGAATCCCACGATGGAATTGTGGTTGTAACCGTTGTTGTATGGAACAGATCCGAACTTCTTCAGGAATGCACGGTTGTACATGTTAACGAAACTCTGAGGAACGAAGAGCAGCAGATTATCTTCTGCCATCAACTCCTCGTCAGCAGATTCACAGATAGCTTGTGCGAAGTCAACTGCGTTGTCGTCATTGAGGACCTGACCGCTACCCAAGATGTCTGAAACCTTGATGAGGTTGCCGAGATCACTTGACAGTGTGCCTGCTGTCAATTCTTTGGCTCCGATTGTATCAAAACCATTGAAAAGGTCTTTCGAACCATTACCGGCGGGATTGCGCACGGCATTCCAAAGCACTTTATCAAGGTTCTTACCAAGTTTCAATGCGAGAAGTTGGAGAACCTGCAGGGTGATAGGTACGTTTTTGAGAGCATCACCACTCATGACGTTGGCACCCCAAATGGTGGAATATACCGAGTTAGGTGAGAATTTCACGTCGACGTTACCAAGGAACACTTCCAAGGTGCGAGGCGTGATCTTTGCACCGCTATCGGCAGTACGGTTCTCATCATATGGACCGAACTCAGCGTTACCAGTCAACTCTCCGACTGTCTCTGAAACACGAATGCCTGGGCGAAGTGTCATGTATGAGAGTGATTTCTTCAATCCCTTGGTAGGCATGGTAATCAACTGCTTGCGGTATGTTGCAGCAGTCTTCTGCAACTGTTCATGAACATTTGCAGGGGCAATGAACTTGTTTTCTTCTGCCATGTTATGCAAATTGATTAATAGCGTCAAACACTTGACCTGAGAAGTAGTCCTGTGCCTTGGTGTCCTCTACAGCTGTAGAAGTACTACCACCTGGCTGATCCTCCAGATCCTTTACTTTATCCTTCAGGTCGTCTCTCTCCTTTTCGAGTTCCTTGACCTTGCCTTCTAAAGCCGTCTTTTCATTCTTGGCTTTGGTGAGTGCCTCGTCCTTGTCATGGATGGAGTTGGCATCGGCAGCCATCTTGTCCTCAATCTTCTGCATCTGCTCCTTGGAGATGGTGCAGTCCTTTGCGGAATCTTCTGCCTCAATACCCTCAATATTGAGGACATTGTTAATGTGAGTCCATTTCTTGATCATATTTAAAATAATGTTATGTTGTTTGTCTTTTCCAAACAGACGGTCAAGGAAGCCTGGCTTCTTCTCGTACCATGAATTGACAACCTCTGGCAATACTGGAAGGTTGTTGTACTTGATAAAGTCTTGTGTCTGCTCGGTAATCTCGGCAGGCTTGCCATCCATGACTTCATCGACAAAACCAAGCTCGATGCATTCATCAACGGTGTGCCAGCGAGCTTCAGACATCACCTTGATGATGTCTTCATGATTTTTGCCGGAGCGGTCGCAGTAAACGTTGGCGATAATGTTGTCTATTTTCTGCTGGTTTTCCTGCTGTTTCTGAAGCTGCTCGATGAGAGATCCAATCTCTTCCTCGTTGAGCGCAGACCATACGAACTGCTCTGTGGAGCATTTGTGGACGAGGAGTAAAGTGTATTTGCTCATGCGGATCTTGTTGGCACCCATCGCACAGATGGTTGCAGCGGATGCAGAGAAGCCAGCCTGGAAGTCAACGGTGACATCACCATGTGACTTGAACATCTGGCAGATGGCGAGACCGGCGGAAACTTCTCCACCAAGCGAGTCGATGGAGACATCTACATGCTTGCCTTTGTTGTCATTGAGAATGTCGTGGACCATTCTCTTAGTCCACGACCCAATGTAGCCAGTGATTGATATTTGATATTTCATATAGCTTTGCGAATAAGAACACTGCAAAGTTATATAATATGAGGGAAGAATAAAAAAACTTTTATTCGATGATTTGGAGCGGTTTTATCACATCAGACCATGTAACGGTATAGGCGATGAGTGAACTGTCGGTGTGCGAGCTCGGCATAAGCTCGGAGCGAGTGAGGACAGGAAACGGGCGATGGTCGCGCCCGATGAGGTATCGGCACCCATCGGCGGTTGTCACCCTGTATGCGAGTGGTATGTCGTCAGAATTAATTTGCTCACACGACTTGAAGGTGAGTTTCGACGTGAAAATACGAACCTTAGACTCTACTTTGTCGGAGATTTCACAACTTGACGGATTTTTGCACTGAATCTGTCTAAACTCGACATCCTGTGGAAGAATGCAAAGATGACGGGCTGGGAAGATCACACTCTTGAGTTTCTCTGCCTCAGCCGCCTCTATTTTGATGATGTTTTTGATGTATGCCATAAGCTTTGAAATATTTCTAAGTTGTTCGGACTTGTTCGTGGTTGTTTGGATATTTCGGTTTTGTTCGGAGTTGTTCGCAGCGACGGAAAATTTTATGCTAACATTTACTAAATCTTGTTGTAGAATTTAAAATAACGCCTTTTTTTGCGTGTTGATCACGCATTCTGTAGAAGCATTGACGCACAGTATCCTCATAATCGATGCCAATACCATGCTGCTCGCACCATGCAGAAATGATGGAAGATATGCGGCATGATCGGTCAGCGATATCCTTAAGTGATGCCCAGAGATCCATCTTGAAGAGGTCGATGATGACCTCCTTGATGGCACGTCTTGCTCGAGGACCGAGATAACAGTACTCTCGCACAGGTTTAGCCTTGGAGTCAGGGAGCATGATAGCGAGATATTCATCAGGATGAGTGAGCCAACGGCTCTCCTCGAACTCCTTATCCTTAAATATATGAGAAGCACTCTGATGAACCTTTGTGGAGTCTGCAGCCTCCTGCTCTGTTTGACTCTCCTGTTCAACAAGTGAGAGTTTTGCCGATGGAGGTTTAGTGGTGAACTTGCGGATCACCGCCACCTCATTGCCACCGACAGGAAAGATGACAGGGGTGCCATAGGCATGGTATGCCCATTGCCTGATGTGAGTGGGAATTTTAATATAAACGACTGGATTCATATATATGCGGTTTTTGCTGCAAAGATACAAAGAATTTTCGAGAATACTAAAGATAATCAGTAAAAACTAACTTTTATCAGTAAAGTTGGTGTGATATAATTTCGTCCGAAAAGTTTGTATTTTTGTATCATGCAAACTTGACTTTGTAAGTAGCTGATAATCAGCGTATTTTGTATGATACAATTTTGTGATACAGAAAATGTAACACTTTCGATTTTGTTACATAGACAAATCGCGGAGTTAATAACCAGTATTAGAATGGGCTTGTTACAAACTTGAAAATTTTTGTAAAGTAGTTGTAACGCAACTTTGTAAACACCGCAAATGTGGCTTAACTCCCTATCTGTCAGTTATTTATCTTTTTTGCTAACATTCTGTTACAGAGTTACAAAGGATTTGTATAAAATAAAAGATAGGGGTGTGGGGAAAACGACGGCATGGGCGTGAAAAGAGAGTAGGGGAGACGGTCAGAACGACTGGTGAGGAGGTCTTGGCCAAAGAAAAAGGGAGCGATGGGCCAATGCTCACCGCTCCCTCGTAACATGGGAAAAGAATTATAAAATCAGCAAAATTTGCTTGAAAATTTAGCTCAAAATATTTGCATAATTCAGATATTTTTTGTACCTTTGCACTATAACTTGGGGCTATCTATTCTTTTATTTATAGATGGTCAGAAAGGGTCAGTGCATCCACCTGCGTCTGTCATGTTGAAAGGAATGGTGGGTTGTATATCACCTTGGTTTGCTTGAGTATCCTCTTTTTTAACATCACTCTTTTTGCTTCTGAGATAAATCATCTCAACAGGGCTGCCATCTGGATTGGCCGGATCGCGTCTGATGATGCGATGCTGGCTGTTGCAGAGATCCTCTGGGTTCAGCTCTTTGATGTAAGGACACAACTCAACGAACGCCTTCAGCTTCTTGGTGAAGCTCTGAGTTGTCGCCTTATTGATGCCTGAGAATTGCTTGAAGTCGTTGAAAGCACGCTCTCTCACGATGAATTTGTCGAGTCGCTCGCTCTCCTCTGAGAAGTAAGTAGCAGCCCAATCCTCGAAGTTAACGCCCATGTCAGCCTTGAACTTGCGCTTGATGATGTTATCCATCGGTGGCATGATCTTTATGGGTTCATTGGCCAAGGAGAGGTAAAAACGGCAGCACTGCAGGAAAAAATTGATGTCCGCATTCCATTCATCCTCGGTGTATGTCTTTGAGAACAGATCCTCGTCGAAGTCATCACGGATGCTGCGTGTCTCCTGGTAGTCGTTTTCTTCTGTGCGCTGGTGGTAATAGTCTGAGAACACCATATAGAGCAATCTTGCTTCTGAGGATGGGTCGAAGTCTGCAGGCACATAATTAGTGGTGAAAGCAATCTTCGGACTATCCTCAAAAGGAATCGTGAAGCTTTGGTTATTCTTTGGGTTTACTGTCATATCTGAAGTAATGTTGTCGTAAAAGAGACCTGTGTTGAGATATCGGTCGCAGTCATCAAGCAACAGCATTTGAGTGTGCTGGGTAACCTGGTCGAAGACATGAGGGTTGTCCATCAGCTTCGGGTTGCGCCCGGAAAGTTTAACAGTCTTCATCAGCAAGGAGAGGGTCTTGAAGAAGAAACTCTTGCCGGAACGACCGTTGCACTCGTTATTCTCGCCGATTTTATTATCCATGGCCATTGGCGCCCATGCTCTTGATGGTGCCTTGTAGTGATGGAGCATATAGCCGAATGTGAAAATCTTGTTTATCAGATTCTGTTTTTGCTCCTGGATCTCAGTGTCGGCGAGACCAACGCCTGCTATATCGAAGAGGTGAGCCTTATGGTAAGCCTCCTTTTCATCAATACTTCTGCCCTCGAAAGCATACTCCAGCTCCTTGCGCCAATAGGTGCGTGAGGCGTTGATGAGGTATCCGAAGAAATGGGATTTCACGCTTTTGATCTCAATGTCAAACTTCGGTCTTCCATCCTCATCTATGGTGCGAGAGATAGCGAACATGTCGTCTAACTTTTTGAAGTTGTGATCGATGACATTCTCTTGCCACACGTAGTTTTTCAACGAACTGCCTTCACGCTGATACTCCGTCAAGCCATCCTTGCTGACCTCTACGCTGACTCGAGGAAAGAAGAATAGTTGTGAGTGGTTGGTGTAGCTGGTGAAGTCTAACGTAATCTCTTGCAGTGAGTCGAGCGCAGCGCTGGAGAGCTTCGGGGTATTCAGAACCAGGTTGAGGATATCTCGCTTTTCAGCTCTATCGATGACCCATTGACGGCAGAACTCTCGGATATCTCTTGTTGTTATGAGCTTGACGATGTTGCCTGTGATGCGAACATACTTAGTAATTGTGGAGTTGTCGTCATGTAAGGTGTAAAAACCATTGAGGCGAAGAAAATTATAGAGGCACGCTGTGTCAATGTAATGGTCCCAGGTGTTGGCCTTTTTGTTGAGCTTGCTCACCCAGAAGCGAGCTGGCATGGCAAGTGTCATAAGATTGCGGAAGTCTTTGCGTGTATTGCGCAACTCCATCCAGTCTCGTAGGTCTTTGCGCCCCTTACCACGGTTGTCATGGTAAGTACGAAGCCATGAAGGCAGCCATATTGTATGAACATCGATGAAGCGCAGAGCTAACTCTGTACCCTTAGCAATGCCCGTCTCGTCAATGTCGGGTATATTGTAGAGTACCTCGACATATTTCATGATTTCTTTGTATTCTTCTTCACTCAACTTGTAAGTCTCGGAGTTGAACCATAGAGGGTGGTAGCCCAAGGATCGGCAACAGAGACTGTCACGCTCTCCACTGCAGATGAAAGCTTCAGGTAACTTCTTTTCCTTGTAAGGCTTGGACTCATCGGTGTTGGTCTTGTTGTATTCGGCCTCCTCACGTCTGTTAAATTCGTGGTAAGCTGCTTTCAGCTCGGCAAGCCCATTGATGTATGATTTTGGTTTTATGCCTTCAGGTGTATAAGAGAATCGCCATTGCTTTTGATAGTTAAGAGGCTCGTATATCTTAAAGAACTTGACTTCCGGTTTATCGCCTGAAGCCGGAGATACAAGGCACTCACGCATGAATATCGGATAGTGCTCATTACTGTACTTGATTTTAACCTTGCGGTCTTTTACGTAGCCAATCCATTTGGCAGAGTGCCAGTTGAGCGCATCGACATGCTCCTGCTTGACGTTTGGACCAAGTACACTCAGCTCATTGTCGGTAAACTTCTCCTTGAGCTCAAATATGCGAGTGCCGTCTTTCTCCTCTATTGTGGCATCTCGCTCAGCGAAGGTTGGCTTGTTGACATCCTTCTTCAACTCGTCGCTGACGTTGAACTCTGCAGCCAATCGTAGGATAGCGTCAGGAAAGCGACTGATGTTTTTCTCTTTCATATAGAGGTCGATAGGTGATTCTGCTACACCTTCGCCTCCAAAGTCCGTCACCTTCCAGCAGGCATCGTATTTTTTGATGCTGCAGGAAGGGGTCTTTTCGTTTCTTATGGCAAAGTGTTTTTTGACATTGCCATTGTTACAGTATTTAGCGAAGCAATTTTTTGCATCTGGATATAGTGCGAAGATAATGTCCAGGCCGTCATTTGTCGCTTGATAAATTTGTTCTGCTTTGATCATATTTCTTTTCCCTTATTAAAATTCGCTTGCAAAGTTATTGCAAAGCAAGCTCAAAACAAAATACTTACTGTCAATAGCCTTAATGCCTTAGAATATGACACTTTATGACTTTGTTGACAGCATTTGGTTGAGATTGGTTGAGTTCCGTGACAAAGCGTCTTTCGTACTCAGCCTGCGTCTCACGCTCTTTACGGTGTGGGGGGGTAAGGATATCACAGATAACCTTATAGCCTGTTTCTAACGTTATTATTGCTTTCATAATCGCTAATTCTTTTTGGGGTGCATCCAAGTGGTTCAGATTTATGCTCTACATATCTGCGAAATAGGGGACAGTATCTTCCATTGATACAGTTCATCCCTATTGGGCAACTTAGACATTTACTTGGAGGCATCTACCTGTACGTTAAATCTATCGTTGTGGATGAGAAGCTTGGCTTTGATATATTCTGGTCTTTGCTCCTCCTCGTTCCAAGCAATTTCCCTGTAGTCTCTGCTATCGATGTAGCACTCTGAGGCTCTTCCGTCCCCAGTCCATTCTACGATATGATCTTTATCATATTCGTCTTGGGCAGGAATAGTGCCAAGTATGCGAATACCAAACTTGGCATTATTTCTGACTTCGTGTATGATAACATCGGGGAACTTTTCTGTGATGGCATCCTCGATAGATTTCATTTTAATCTTCTTTTTCATTGTTCTTCATTCTATATTTGACAATACCCTCGACGATGCCAACCTCTGCATCATCATATGAAATTTCGACATTAGTCGTGCCTTTGTGGAAAATTCCATAGCAAACCTCCGCATTGACATTTGCATCCTCGAAGTCTTTGTTGATGGCTTCAAGTTGCTTATGATTGCATCTTATTACAATTTTTCCCATGCTCCTTCGTTGATAATTTCATCGACAATATCTTTTTGGTATGGCAACCAGTTATCTTTTTTAATTTTGTCATAGATGCCAGATGCAGACATACCGAACTTCAGTTGGAGGGCAAGTATAAACTTGCTTCTCTTTTTGCGTGGAATTTCATTGTACCAGTCGAGCAATGAATTTTTCTCATCATTTTTTTGCTTTTTTTCTTCCATAATTGAAATATTATTATTAACTTTGTTGCAAAGTTACGAATAAAAATTAGAAAAGACTAACGATAATAAGTAAAATTACTAACGATAGTTAGTTAAATATTATTAATTAAATGGTGTAATTATGTTTAATGGTCAGATACTCAGACAGTTAATAGCAAATGCTGGATTAACTAAAAAAGAGTTTGAAAAGCAAATGTTCGGTAGTAAATCCACCGACCTCTACCATCTGGAGAAAGCAAAGAATCTCCGTAGTGATACTCTTGAGCGTCTGCGTGATGTATTGAAGTGCTCTATGGATGATCTCTTTACCGCACCGTCTTGGGCTTCGAGTGGGACGGGAGCAGTTGTGGGCTCAAATAATGTAATGTCCACGGTCGCTATTGGTAACGCTTCGCTTGAATCCCAGTATCTAAAAGAGTTAATCTTGGAGAAGGACAAGCGCATCAGTACGTTAGAAAATTATATAAAATTGTTAGAAAGTAAGGAAAATAGAGACTAAATACGAACGAAGGTTAGTAAAATAATTCTTTTATAATAAGGAACAGGTACAATTAATATTAATTTGGTCTTGGTATTAACAACTTATCTTAGTAGTTTGGGCGGTTAGAAGGTTTAGTCCTGCCGCCGCAACTAATATCGGGTAAGAAGTTGGTAAACAACATCTTATCCGATTTGCCGTTTTAGAGATAGGACGGTAACGAGATTTAGATTGTTGAATATCATTGACCAGTAAAACGGGCAATGAAAAAAAATGACTGCAAAGGAAATTGATTTTTTGAGTTCGCGTGAAATGTTAGGATTCACGCTTCCAGTGATGCATACCAAGGGGAGCAACTGGTATGTTGACTTTTATGCCCACGACCCAGTATCGGGACGAATGAAGCGCAAGAAGTACATGCTTAACAAGTTTAAGACAGACCAGAAAAAGCGCATGATGGGCAGTTTGCTTATCTACAATATCACAGCTAAATTGACGGCAGGATGGAATCCTTGGGTGAACGTTGACAAGTCTCGCCAATTCACGGAAATACCTATTATCATCGGTAGATATCGTGATTATGTTAAGGCTATGACTGACAAAAAGTCGATGAAGGAAAAGACCTCTATCGACTATCTCAGTCGTGTCAAGATGCTCGAGACATTTATCGAGGAATGTAAGGGTATCAAGTATGCCTATCAGTTAGACCGATCCTTTGTCATCGATTTCCTTGACCATCTGATGTATGATCGAGATGTCTCTGCTACGACCAGGAATAACTATCGCTCCTGGTTTGTATCCTTCGGTACCTGGTTGATGGACAGAAAGTATATCATGGAGAATCCTGCTATCGACATTCGCAACATAGCTCAGACGGAGAAGTTCAGAGATCCTCTCTCCGACGGGGCGCTGAGAAGGCTGAAGGAATACTTGTATGATCACAATAAACATTTTCTTTTGGCTTGCCTTTTTGAATATTACACATTCATTCGCCCGAATGAGTTGACGCAGATAAAGATTGGCGATGTATCCATCAAGGACCAGACCGTCTTCATCAGTTCTTCCATCAGCAAAAACAGGAAAGATGGACTTGTTGCCTTGAATGATGAGATACTGAAGCTCATGATTGAGCTAAAGATATTTGAGCATCCAAGCCAGAATTATATCTTCGGTAAGAGCTTGAAACCTGGGGATACTCGTGCGGCATACAACCAGTTGAGAGTAGAATGGGGTAAGATGCGTGCTGCCTTAGGATTCCCTAAGGAGTACCAGTTTTACAGCCTGAAGGATACGGGCATCAGGGACTTGGCGAACGCACAGGGCATCGTTGTTGCCAAGGAACAGGCGCGCCACTCAGACATATCCGTGACAAACCGATATATCAAGAATCAGATGAAAGTAAACGAGGAGACCAAGCACTTCAAGGGAAGTTTATAGTCTCCTCGATTGATACTATGCCATCATGTAGAAATAGCCTACGTGCACAGGGTCGATGGAATCATCTTTAATTTCCGTTTCAATCTTTTCACATATATATTTTTTATTTCGGAATATGTATATGTTAGACGGATCAGGAATTCCATTGGCCCTAAATTTTATTTCTATACAATTTCGAGTATCAATGGTTTTCGTGTTCTGCAACTTATGAATACTATATCTCCCGCCAGCGCATAATGATAGAGTAAGATCATCCTCATTCATATCCTTAGAAATATGATAGTTGCTATTGATATTATGATCCGTAACAAATGTTGGCCAAAGAAAACGACTGTATAAATCAAGGTCGTTAGCGGACTGATCGTTATAGAATCCGACATAGAAAAACACATTCATGCACTCGCTTTCTGACTCTTGCTCATCGAGCACAGATTCGCTATCGATAGCATCCTGCACGCTGTAGTATTCTTCTCCGTTTTCGTCTTCTTTTGATGCTTCAGCAGAAGCTTCTTTATCATTTGTCACGGAAAGGAAAGGTCTATCTCTATCTATTGAATCCCTAAAGGAAGTACTCATTTTTATAATCTCACCGACTCTAACCCTCGATATGATTTCTGCTGCAGGAGAGATATTTATGGTAATAGAAGAGTCGCTATCTTTGTCTCTGACAAGCGGAGACCAGAAACCGCATTTTACCCATGATTCCTTGCCGTTATCGTTCATGTAGATTTTATATACTCCGTCTTGCTTAATGATCGTAGTTCGTTTCTCCTTATCTGACCATCTGCGTGTCCAACCGGTAACGTCAGCCTCTGGTGCCAATTCTACGATTTTGAAAGACTTGAGGACTTTCTGCGAGATAACCTCATACTCTTTTCTGTTAGCGGAATCTCCGAGATTATATTCCAGATTTGACGTTTCCGTAGTACTCAGTGATCCGTCTTCGTCGTAATCAACAGAGTATTCATCTATAGCCTCATACATTACTGCAGCAGATGATAATATCTCTGATGACTGATATATACCGACTTCCTTTTTAATTTCGTCAAAGACGATACTAGCATTAAATAGTTTCCGGAATTCCTCGATAAAAGTGTATGCGCTCCAGTGTGGAAGACATTTACTGAACTGCAGGGTCTTGAAGGCAGACGCAATGTATAGGGTGTTCCACGGATATACGTCGTATTCATCTTTTATGATTTTATATCCTTCGAGTTCCAGGACTCTGTGAAGGATATAGATTAGATTTGGCTGTACGGCTGCCTTGTATAATGCAGTCATGCTGTTGCTTGTTGTGGGATAATAGAAATTAGCAGCGCAGTCGTTTGTCTCGTCCCATACTGGCACGAAAGTATATTTTCCTTTAACTCCGACAATATTATTTGCCAAATTCGTCATGTTGACGTGGTATGAATTGTTAAGTATAGTAAGGCCGAACTTATTCCAGCCCTCCTTATAGTACTTTTTTATTCCTGGAGCAACCGCTTCTCCGAGATTCATTTCGTCAATAAAATGGCTTTCAAGTTTACTGTTGAATTTAATTCTTGATTTACCTCCAACAATCTGCAGTTTGATATCCGACTCTGTTACACTAATAATAGTTCCTACACCAGAAAGGACGAGCCGTCCGCTAACGTACAGTTTGCAGTCGTCATACATTTTGGTATTCTTTGATACGTCGAATCTGCTGACATTTTCAAAAACCCTGCGATTATTCATGATGGACATCGGGAAGGTGATATCATAGGAGTATTCGCCATCGTCGGTGACGTATTGGTTGGCGTATGTTATCTTAATGGATTGGCTGGCTGCAGGATAAGCAGCCATGCCATTGATAATACATGTAATCATAAGCTATTTATTGTCTAACATCTTGTTATAGTCTTTCCATTTTCTGGCGAAACCATTGCGCCCCGTGATAACCACCTCAGCTTGTATGCCATCGTTGAGCTGCTGGTTGAGTAGGTCGATGGTTGCACTCACACCATCGAGGGCTGCAGTAACTTGCTCGTTGTCTGTCGATACGTTTACCACAGGAGCGACCACGGCAGCGCCTCCACCACCCATGGCACGACTCACGTCTTGTGCGGTGAGCGACGCAACGGTGTTGTTACGCTGCGCAGCATCGATTAGTTTCAAGGCAGGAAGCAATTGAGGATTGTTGACTGCGTTGTGGTTGGCAACGAACTCGCCGGCATGAACTACGCCTGCCTCTTTCTTCCAGCTGCCAGGACCAGTGAAACCTCCTTCATAGTAGCCTGCCGCCTCTGCCTGATGTTGCTTTTTAATGGTTGCCACCTGTAGCATACCAGCTGCAAGAGCGATGCCTGCTGAGATTGGAGCGAGCACCAGGTTGGCTGGGTATGGAGCTCCAGCCATAGTTGACGAGTAGGCGGAGATGGCACCAGTAGCAGTTTGGGCCATTGCTTGTGCAAGTTCCATGACCATCGCTTTTTTATTGGCTTTAGTCTTCGCCTTAGCAATCTCTTTGTCTCGCTTCTCCTCTAATTTCTTTTTCTTTGCAGAGTTGTTGCCGGCGGCATTGATTTGTTTATCGTAATTTTTCTCTATCTTGGCGACTTCGAGATCAGAGCAAGCTTGCGAGTAGGCGGACGCAGCTGACATCATACCCGACATGCTACTGAAGGCTGCGGATGCCACGGAGAGGATGGTATTGTAGGTATCTTTATTCATCTGCTTCTTAGCGTCCTGGTAGGCTTGCTCGCTGATTTTGTCCTCTTTACGAAGCTTGTCCAGATTGTCGTTGACCATCTTCTGCTGTTTTACGGCAGACATAGCGCCACCGATGACAGAACCTATGTTGTCACTCATCATGGTGCCATGATCATCTTGCGGTTTGCTCATTTTGCGAGCAGTATCAAGGGCCGTGTTGGCATCATCCTTGCGCTGATCATCGACTGAAGGCTTGTATGATGCGTACTTATTAGCGATGCCCATCTTCATGCGTTGGTATTCCTCTTCGCTGACGAGACCCGCCTTGTGAACCTCGTCAAGACCTTTCAGTTCCAACTTCATTTGCTCCTCGCTTCCCATTTTGAGATACTCTTGTTTGAGCTGCATGAGGGTTTTGTCGTATTGCTCCTGACGCTCGTATTGATGCTGAAGCTGGCTGCGCTCACGTTCCTTCGCGATTTGCCAGAACTCATCGGATGATGACAGATAAAGCTCTTGTTTCTCGTCGAGGTAGTTTTGGTCGAGCAGGAAGAGAGCTTCATTGAGAGCATCTTCGTCATGGTAGATATCGGACTTTTTGTTGTAGTAGTTGGCACGGATATTCATTTCGGCAGTCTGTCTGTTGGTCTCGATGGCTTCGAGATCAGCTGTCTGCTTCTTCTCGTAGTCGGCTGCGATTTTTCCTTTCTCGGCATTCAGCCGTTTGTATTCCTCACTCTCAGCCTCGCCATACTTTTTGAGGATATCCATGCGCTGCTGTAAGCCTTGTTCTTTGATTTGCGCCATGCGGTCGTTGTATTCGGCGAGGCGAATCTGTCCAGTAGAGTAGAGGGTGGTAGCCTCTAATTGCTCTGCTTGGTTTGACTTCTTGGCATCATCAAGCTCCTTTTTGAGATCAGCCTTTCGCTTGACTGCAGCCTTGCGAGCCTCTTCCTCCTGCTTTTTCTTGGCTTTCTCGGCAGCCTTGCGCTCCTTATCGGTCATAGTATGAGTGGAAGATGCTGGAGTACTACTATTGGAAGTAGCGATTACTTGCGTATTTTTCTTCTCCACCTTTTTATATTGTTGCTGAAGTTTGGTATTCTTTTTAATCTCGGTATCCAGGAACTTATCCTCGGCATCGAGTGTTTGTTGTTGGCTTAGGTTGCTTTGTAGCCTTTGAGTATGAATCTCTTTTTGCTTCTGATTGCTTTTTAGAGCTTCGTTTTGTTCGATTAGTTGACCTGTCAAAGCATCAGCCACAGCCTCACTTTCGTATTTCTTCGGGTGAGCTTGACGCTCGGCATCCACAGCTTTGAGAGAACCACGTATGCGTCTCTCCTTTTGCTTGAGGGTAAGTCTCTTCTTGTTGATTTCCACTTTACGCTCATAGATAGCTTCCGCCATCGCAGCATTTTCCAATTCTTTGATGTAGTTTTGGATGGCTATCTGGTTGTCGTTGTATAGTTTGCCTTCCTTAGAGATAGAGGCGTGGTATTCCGGCACGAGTTTTTGCATGTTAGCGATAGCCAGTCTGCGCTCATCGACGGTGTAGGCATTGGAATGGATAACCTTGTTGAGCATATCAATTTTATTGCACTCATCAAGGGTGGCTTCTGAAACCTTCTTAGCCAAATTTGCCTGTGATTCAGCGACAGCCTTTGCATTCTTGACAGATTGGAGATTGTCGTGCAGAGCCTTGTTGTAGTTCACGATGTATTTATAGCAACCATAGACGGCCACCCCCACCACAGTGAGAACTGTGGCGAGAGCTGCCCACGGATTGGTGAGACTGGCAAGACGAGCAGCTCTCATTACCACGATGTAGCCTTGCATGCCTTTGGTGAGATAAGCCCATGCCGCTTGCAGGGCAACCATAGCTGTGCGCAAAAGGGTGACGGTAGCGATGTAGGCTTTATCTACCGCTGTAGCGTATGCGGTAGCAGCATTTTTTAGCTTGATGGCGATAATCTCCTTATACCAGAGGGCTGTGCAAACTGCAATAGCAGTGGCAAGGACCGTCAACCCTTTGGCATGCGTAACCGTGAAAGTTATCAAAGTTGATAACACACGGATGCCTACGCTCATGGTCGATATGGCATATCGGGTGACGGGAATGAGTTTCTCACCGAGTTCGATGGTAAGGTCCTGAAAACGCTTCTTGGCCTTGTCGAGGTCTGCTTGGACGGTATTGTTCTGGACATTAAACTCATCGAGCACACTGGTACCAGCAGCATACGATTGGTTAGCGAGGTCTTGTGCAGTCTTCACTTGGTCGAGATGGGAAGCTACGGCAGAGAGAACTCCCACGGCACGAGTACCATTGAGTTGCATTTCCTCGAACATCGGAGCCATCTCAGCGAAACCTCCCTTTGACTTCATGGCTTGCAAGAACTTCATCAAGCCCTCGTTGGCATTGGTCTTCATGAGATTAGAAAATTTCTTCACTTCAATGCCGGCTATCTTTGCGAACTTGGCTGGCTCCTGATACATCTTGGTGATGAGCTGTGCGAAGACGGTGGCGGAAGTTGCCTCCTCTTGCATATTTTGATCAAGGGCAGAGGCGAGACCCATGAGCTGTGCTTGGGTCATGCCTGCCTGAATGCCTACACCCGACAGATCAGCAGTGAAATCAACGATATAACCAGCGTTGGCTGATGAGTTCTGGGCAAGCTCGTTGACGGCAGAACCAGTGGCGAGCATTGCACCGCGTAATCCCTTGGTTTTATCCTCGCCAAACATCTGTGCCAGTTTACCAATCTTATCGACTGCCCCCTTGCCGAGGTCATCGCCGAGAGCTACGTTGATTTTATCTGCACCATCCACAAATTCCTCAATCATCTCCTTACTGGTGATGCCAAGGCGACCTGCAGAGCCTGCCAACTCGTTGAGCTGTTCACGAGCGGTACGAGTATCCATGCGCTTGAAGTCCTCATTCATCTGGTGAACTTGTTCATCGGTCTGACCTGTATATTTGCGAACGTCGGCCATCGACTCTTCCATATCAGCGTATGCTTGAGCACACTTGCGTAAGGTCATAGAGAGACCTGCATATGCTGCAATAATCTGAGAAACTGCACCCCAGTTGGTGTTGAGCGTATCGACGAAACGAGACCAAAGACTTTTAGAAGCCTTACCCTCGTTATTGATGTGCTGCATCTCCGCCCTAACATCTTTTAATTGCTTTTGCAATTTCTTCCACTCTTTTGAATTACGCTCGATGGCACCACTCTTCAACTCTTTGTTGAGAGCTTTGGCTATCTGTTGTAAATCTTTGTATGAAGCTGAAGAAAGATTTTTGAGCGTATCATTGACTTTCTGTTGAGTTGTCCTGTAAGCATCCGTTTCTGCTTTCAGTCTTTTGATTTGTCTCTCAAAAGCTGCAACCGATTCCCCTTTTGCATAGGCTTCCTCTTTTGCTTTTTGGACTTCTTTTAATTTATTTTCTAACTCATTGAGTCTGTTTTTTGCATCCTTGGTGTCAAGGATAACTCTGCTAATATGAGTATCTGTACTTGTTGCCATAATAGAATTTTTATATTTATGGCAAAGTTAGTAAGGATAGGGATATAATAAAAATACGAGACCGTTTCCTTACGACCTCGTATTTAAATCTTCTTTATGAAATTCGTCTCTTTCTCTCAGTGCGAATTTTGTTGCCACATCTTCAGCATTCCAGCAAAGATACTTCTTATTTCTGTGACTTAGTGTTTGTTTGTCCCCTGTAATAGAGTTTTCTATAGTAATGTAGTAAAGACCATCTTTTCGAGTTATCTCACTTGCTGAATTATTATGAGATAACAGATGAATTTTCTCGTTATAATCTTCACCATTTGGAGAATATGAAGAATTTGACACAGAGCAAGAATGACTACCTATCTTGCTCAAAGCATGGCCAATGCCGAGTGTAGCATAAGCCAATATCGCCGATATAATCAAAATCTCAAACATAATTCCCTGTCTCTTATACACATCTCCGAGCCCACGAGACTAGGCATGATCTCGT